AGTATATGGTTGTAGTGTAGCACCGACTGCAGTAACAGTTCTGGTACAAGTTGCACTTTGTGACGGTGCAATTAAGACAGAATTATTAGCAGCAATACCAAGAATACTTTGCATCAGGGTTGTGGTGGTAGCAAAAGAATTTATATACCCGTATTGAGCATATATACCATTATATGCAGTAACAGTAGAAAGAATGTTTAATATCAGATTTGCAGTACTAGCATTATTTTCAAAATCAATATCTTGTAACTCTGGTTGATTATTAAAAAATGATGTTAATGATGATTTAATATCACTGAAATCCAAAGATGCCACATTGAGGTTTTTAAGTTGGTAGGTCATTATAGTTCGACTTCAATAAATGTAGATACGTTTGATTGTTTTAAGATACCATCAGAAGTTGAAAAATAAATTAAAAATTGAAAAACTTTATCTGACGAATATTGTAAATTAACTTTAACATTAGTTAAAGATGGAATAGCAGAACTAATATATGCAGCCATATTATTTTCTAATAATCCAGTATTTGCTTGTCCATCAAAAATATAACTAAAATAATCGGAACCAAGATTAATATCAGACACAAGTTCTCCTTTTTGTGTCTTACATACATTTTCAATATATTGAGAATATGCATTAAAACCACTAACCAAACCAATATCTTTTTTGGTTGAGGAAGAGTTTATCTTTTCAAATAATATTGAAAAATCTTTGATAGCCATTATAATATTTATATCATGGATAAATTGGGGCACTGGTTGTATGACCGACAAACTCACCCAGCAATTGTTGATAACGCTAATGCAGATTCATGTGTTCCTGAACTGGTAACAACGTGTTTGATTCCTGTTATATAAAATACACCATTAATTGCAGCAGACTTCGTTGCATATGGGTACCCACTTATACCATTAGAATTTATACGAATTGTCTGACCAACTCTTAGATTAAAATCTCCGGCAACAGTTACATCTATTTTTCTACCATATTGTAATGCATCTGTAAATTCTGCACGTTTTACTGGAGTTTCTACCGGAGTGTTCCAGAAAGATGCTACGTTTAATCGAAGTTTAATATATGCTTCATAATTTGGATTCACATCAGGACAAACACAACTATATGGTGCAGAGGGAGTTCCCCAAAGACATCCTAACCAAGATGTACCCATTTTTGTATTGATCTGATCACATTCATCACTAGAAGTATCAAAGTACACATCTACCGGTATTGATGAATTTAATCTGTTAAGTGCTGGTGGACATCCTGTTGGACCTTCCCATAATGATACACCACCGGAACTTCCAGAACTTCCGGATGTGCCTGCTACTGCACCCTTATAAAAGCCAATGGCTTCTGCAATCTCTCTTACTTTATCAAATTTTTCAAAACATTCTTCTATAGATCCTGGTGTACTTGTGACACCACGTGTAATAGATGAGTTTGCGCATTCATATGAATCCCTACTCATAACAGGATAAAATGATTCCTGTCCTTGATTTGTACCGTATGTATATATTTGTTTTGATGACATCTAATATCCTACTTTTAACATATTCCATCTAATACGTTTTCAACCCAGAATGAAGTTACTTTTGTTTTTGCATCAATTTGTTCAATACAAACCCTAGCAATATGCGCCATAGTTCCACCACTAGCACCAAATGTAGAACTGGTACTTGCTCCAATTGGTCTGAATTTAAATGACGCTGATGTTGGGCTGACCCATCCGGGTGGCAAATATGCGCCAGATAAACCACGTTCATTTAAATTAATAGCCCACGTATCATCTTGAGTATCACTAGATTTGGTTGTTGGATCTAAGCACCATTTTTCTAATTGATGGCTATAAGATGTACAACCAGATACACCACCAGATAGACCCTGAGCTGCACCAGAACTACCACATGTTCCACAAGTCACACCTTCGTAACCAGGTTCAAATAATATTTTATTCCATTTATATCTGTAAAATTTAGCAGAACCCGGGAAGATCGGGTCTGCTGCACATGTTACACCATAATATGTGTTATCTGGTTCGTATCTCTGCAGTAATGCAAAGAAACAGTCTTCTTTTTTACCCATACAACACAAAGAATACATTACAAAATTTTGAGCTTCGATTTCTCTAATTTTATCTAAACGACCTGCAGCAGCAGATGCTCCAGCTGCTCCACCCGAAAATATATCGTACCGTATATCCATCACCTTTTGTAGATGTGTTGCATCTCCGGAAAGGTTATCATTCTCAGGATAATGTGGGTGTATAGGTGTTACATCAAATGTATTTTTCCACATATCAGGGCTATCCAAAAACGGCATAAACCCATCAACGTTCATTAAACTCAAGGCTTTATAATTATTTTCAACTCCATATTGATTATATAAAGTATTGGTCATAGATTTATTATTTGAGGGGTCTTGACCAGCGTAATACCCCCAACTGTTTTCTGGAATTAATTGATCACCACCTTTGGGTGCATTAGTTCCACGACCTTCTATACTTACAACATCAATATTATATTTTTGCCCATCATCTTGGAATTGAAAAGTAAGATTTTTTAGTGCTGCATTTTGTGTAGCGATAACAGCATCCAATTCAGCATTTATTTTTGCCTCACCAGTCAATCCATCTGGTATTGTAATAGTTGGAAGAGTATCCAAATATTTTGGTGTTTTGCGAATGTAATAATAATTTTTAGAAATCCATTGGTAGGCAGGATTAGATGCAAAGAAATATGCTTTTCTGTATGTTTTTTTATCAGACAATTTTTGAATTACTGCATCACCTTTAAATATACCAACATTTCTTACATCATCGTCCATTGACTTATACGATGTATCATTTGCAATGTTTCGCTTAAATGATTTAAAATTAACATCACCACCCATACCAGTCCAAAATATAAAATTAGGGTCACCAAATTCATCAACTGCACCGGTTGCAAGATAATTAAAAAATTCAATTGCATTATCAGAAACAGTTTCATCACCTAAATTATATGGAGTTAATGGTTTATATAAAAAATAATTTGTTGCCGAATCATTCCATCCGGATCTATTTGAACCAAAGGTGTATTGTAATTGGGCAACAAGATCATTTATTTTATATACTTTTGGTTTTTTAAAACCTAATAATGCATTTAATGAATTTGAAGAAAAATATTTATAATAAACATTTGTAAAATTTATAGCAACAATAGTATCATCAGTATCTGCTGCTGCATTATTCACATATGAAACACTAGTTATATCGCATGTCCAAGTTTTACCATCAAAAAATACAATAGATATTTTTTCTATATTGTTATTATGTACATAACTAACAATGTCTTTTAGATCGGTAACAACAATAGTTCCTTTGGGCAAAACATCTGTTATATTTTCAACTATTTCTACTCGTTCAAATCTACATTCCGTATTTTGTTTGGTTATCTCTAACTTACCTACGAAAATAGATTTAATTGTAGAATATGCTGGATTAAACTGTGATTGTGTATTTGGCATAATATATCAATTATACTTAGTAGTAACAAAGGAAGCTTGAATTAAACCAAGTTGTTTTGGTACATATGCTTGAATATTCTTAGAAGCAAGTATTATTTCTTGTTCTGCATTATAGGTTGTGTATGTAGTAACACCATCTAGTGGAGTTGATTGTGGTAATATTGTATCTAAGGTTGGTATTACAATAAAATCTCTAGTATTTTTATATATTGTTTTTCCATCAGTGGAATTAACTTGTTTGATAACTTTATTATTTGATGTTTGTAAAGTTCTCATATATCCATAAAAAGGAATACCATAGCTTCCATCAGATTTTAAAGGAATTACGCTAAGAGGTGAAGTAGTAAGTCCAGATAAAAAATTATCTCCTCCTTTTACAATATTTGCTGTAATTGTTAAATCATAAAATGATGAATCAACTATTACTGCCATAGGTCCATTCATATCATAAATTCCCGTAGAGCCAAAAGAATATGGAGGAAATCCAGAATTTGAAAAATAAGGAAATATTAAACTACCAATAGGTGCTGTAGGAACAGTAGAAGTTGGAGTTAAAAAATATGGTTGATCAATTAAAATAAAACACTTATTATTTTTATTATCATTTGTAAAAATATTAACATTACTCTCAACTAATGTAAATGGATTAATTACATTATTTGCAGCAACAATTGCCCAGAAACTATCTGGATCTTGATATGTAGTAGCAGCAGCCTCTAATAGAGTAGTTTTACTATCTATTGATATATTACTCTCTTGTATTGGAGCATTTTCTACATCAAGATATGTAAAAAAATCAGAGATACTAAATGTACCAATTGTAGTTTCAAAAGAAGTTTTAGGTAAATTTTCAAAGAATTTCATGCTGATGGACCAAAATAATAATTTGAGATTTCTGATTTAGACCAAACGGCATTTGCTTCTGGAACATATGTACCAGTTTCAAATTCACTAAAAAGTAATCCTAATAAAGTTATAGACGATCCACCGTTAGGTAAATATCTGATAACCGGATCAATTTCATCATTCTTTTGAACCTTGACGGTTTCTAAAACACATACTAGAGGTTCTCCCATCCAGTTGGCTGTTAGGTTTTGTTCACCACCCAAGGCAACACCATTTCCTTTTGATACCTGCAATGCCCATAAATTTTGTGGGTATGAGCGTTCAGGTAATCCGGTTGCTACTGTAGGATAAGATGATTTTCTGAATGTTCCAATAATTTCTTCAACTTGAATACTTTCTGCAGCATTTTTGGGAACAAAAACATATTGAAAAAAGTATTTTTTACGTCCTTCGGATACCATTGTTGCTTCAGCAATATTACTGAAACGTCTATAAGTAGAGGTTGCAAACATTCTTTCCCAATAAAAGGTGGCTGGTTGTATATTTCTTTTTAAAACGTTTATTGCACCTTTGATTCCACCACCGCTATTTGCTAATCCCGCTCTACTAATCATGGGACCAACGGGATTGTTGTTGCTTTCACCGTATTCGTGCGCAACTTGATATCCTGGTTCCTTTGGCATAGGCAAAGAAATCTGAGCAAATGCTCTGTTTATAACCCCAGGTCTGGTACGTTCATTGTTTTTTAATGAATAATTGGCAGCATAAAAATTTAACCAGAGCGGTTGTTCTGCTTGGGCTAATCCAAATGGATATCTGAAGTTATATTGTGCCATGTAATAATATTTAGATAATTTAACTAAATATTATAATGGCGTACAGAACAATTTTTAATCCTAAAAATCCAAGAAAATACGCAGGAGATGTATCAAAAATTGTCTGTAGATCTATGTGGGAAAGAAATGTATGTGTATTTTGTGATGAACATTCAAGTATACTAAAATGGTCATCTGAAGAAATCGCAATACCTTATATGAGTCCAATTGATAAAAAGATGCATAATTACTATCCAGATTTTTTAATACAGTTTCAAAATGTAAATGGTATACAAAATTGGATGGTTGAAGTAAAACCGAAGAAACAAACTATGTTAAAGGAAAATGCTTCTAAAAAAGATAAAGTTACTTGGATCGTCAATAATTGTAAATGGAACGCAGCTAAAGTATATTGTGATAAAAACAATATAGTTTTTAAAATAATAACAGAAAAAGAACTTTTTTCAAATGGCAATAACACCAAATAATCAAACAAATTCAATCACAGCCATCAAAGACTTTTTTGATAGGCATCAAGGTTTACAGAGACCTAATAGATTTTCTATGTCATTTAATGGCTTACCAACCATATTAAGTAATTTCATTCCAGCTAATGATCTTCAACCATTATCGGTAATGATTGGGGCTAGAGCCATTGATTCGGTTGCAGACAATCTTGCAGGGTACGGATTGGGAAGAAGTGTTCCAAGATCTCAAAAGTTTCCGCAGGGAGTTATGTTAACCTTTGCTGTAACAAATGACCATTTTATTACAGATTTTTATGATACATGGTTTAACTTAATTTATTCGGGTGGAAGACAAAGAGGAACATATAAAACTCCGTTCCAACTTTCATACTATGATGATATTATAGCCCCAACGCAAATGAAAATTAATATACTAGATCCAAATGGTAATATTAATAGAATATATACATTCTTTGAAATCTATCCAATTGAATGTTTACCAATTGAATTGACTATGATGAAGACTAATGATTATATGACATATCAAGTGTTGATGATGTTCAGAGATTTCACTTTTAAACCAGGTACATAATATGGATATACTTAATTCGTTGGAAAGTCTTTTACCAAAATATCAGACTACTCTTCCCTTCTCGAAACAAACTGTTTCGTTTGTTCCATTCAGAGTAAAGGATGCAAAAAACATTTCTATTATCTTACAAGAAGAAAATAGAAAATTGGCATTAACAAGCTTAGTGGATATTTTAAAAACTAATGTTAAAGATATTAACATTTTAGATCTGTGCATGGCTGATGCTGAATTTCTATTTTTACAAATAAGATCAAAAAGTGTTGACGAACAATTAAATCTCATACACAATAAAGAACGAATTCAGGTATCAATTTCTGAGATATATGGAAAAAACTCTATATCATCTCAAACAATATCTTTAACCAATAGTGTTAATCTGGTATTAGAAACACCTACCATAAAAGACTTATTAAAATTAAATTCATTTGATAAAGAAGATTTGATACAAGCTTGCATCAAAAAAGTTATTTTTAATGGTGAAATCTTTCATGTTAGTAAATATCTAACCAATGAAATAAAAGTTATTTTAGATAATTTACCTATGACAGTTCTTCCTAAATTTGAAGAATTTATGAAAACTCAACCTGATCTATTTTTAACTATTAAAACTGAAGATGGTGATAAGGAGGTAAATGGATTTCTAACTTTTTTTACTTATCGGTAAAGTTTTTTGATTTAAAAGATTACTACGTTACAAACTTTACCCTAATAAATAATTTTAATTGGAATCTATTTGATTTAGAAAGCATGATCTGGTGGGAACGAGAAATATATGTTAAATTATTAGTAGACTACCAAGAACAAAAGAAACAACAAAATGAATCTTATTCATCAAACCTGCAAGGATTTAATTAATGGAAGACAATAATAATATATCATTAGATGTTACAGCAGAACAACAACTGTTTGCACCTTCAATTAAACCATCAGATATAAGATCTGCACAACTTGATAGTAGTATGCCAGAGGATATGGCGTTACCCGAAAGTGTTGTTTTTAAACCAATTGTTGATCCACCATTATTACAATCAATAATATACCAAGCTACAAAAGTAGATTTATCAGAAAAAACAACTGCAGAAGTTGCTGATGTTGGAATGAAATTACAAGTTAAGTTTGATCCAGAAGTATCATACAAAAAGTTAGAAGAAAATGTAGATGGGCTCAGAGATACATTAACAAGTATTGCAGATAATACTCAGAATAAATGGATACCAAATCCAAGCCCCGCTTCAAAGTTTGAAGAACGTCCATCGTTAGAGCAAAACAATTTAATATTTGATGCTAGATCAGAACGATTTGCTCAGTATCCTATCTGGGCATAAAAAAAGCCCCTTGCGGGGCTTTTCTCAATCATTCTCCATTTCGGAGAAGTATTTTAAAGGATCCTTTTCCTCAATGTCTTCACGGACTACCGTATCCGTAACATCATCTTCAATACTCTTTGAGTCGGTAAACTGAGCACGAATATCGTCTCCTGTTGCCTTCTTGAGTCTAGCCTTGAGTTCATCATAACTCTTGAACTGACTCTTGTCAGTAAACTCCTTGAGAGCATATTGCTTCTTCCAAAGTTCCTCTAACTTCTTATCATCTCCACCAAGGAGAGGAGCAGGAGCAGAAAACTCTGAACGATCATAGTTTACGTAACCACCAACATTACGAATCTTGATCTTGAACTCTGCACCAGTCCAAAAGTTGAATGGATCAACTGCAGTCTCATCTTGATACTCTGGATGAGCAAGTCCTTGAATCTTCTGGAAGATCTTGGTACCATACTGATAAAGGAAAACCTTTCCCTTATTCTCTGGGTTTGCAGGATCTTCAAGAACAAGAATATTAGAGATGTAAGTCAACTTACGCTTACGATTACGTGCAATATTTTTGTCATCCTCAATTCCACTATTCCAGAGTTCCGTATTTGCTTCACAGACTGGGCACTTCTCTCCAAGCGTAGTTGGGCAGTTCTCAAAGAGCCAACCACCCTTGCCCTTGAAGGCATGACTATAAACTGAAACAAATGGAGTATCTTCCCCTGCAATCTCAGGAAGGAATCGAATTACTGCATAACCGTTTCCAGCCTTGTCGATACCAGGCTTCCAAATACGGTCATCCTTGTAACTCTCCTTTGACGTGAGCTTATCCATGCGCTCGGTTAGTGATGCGACTGAGTTCTTACTCTTCTTCTTGAAATCTGAAAAATTTGCCATATGTGTCTTTCTTTCCCCAAGGATCTACCTTGGCCTAACAGTTCTCTACCACTATACACCACGATTTACATTAGTCAATCGGTAGTTTCTTAGATTTAGACTTTTTCATTAAATGAAGGGTTTGAGCTTCTTGTTGAATTTTTTCAATAATTGGCTTGGTTAAAAGTTTACCAGAAGCACTTGGGTCTAAACCCATTTCTTCTGTAATTTCTAAAACACAATCCATAAAAGTCATATTGGTCGATTTGACTCTTGATATTACCTTATTTGAAAATTGTTCTTTTGCAGAGTCATCTATGTACATAATGTTATTATATCATGGTTTTATATTAAAGCCAATAAATAGAAGAGTATAAATATTGGAGAACAAGGAACACAAGGATAAATTATGTCATTATCACCATATTTTGGAAGCACGTATGTTGTTATTGAAACAAGTGGAGTAACATTTGCTGTTTCGGCTGATCCTGTATTAGTTAGCGGTATAACTAACTACACCCAAATTTACAAAATGGCATATGGTCCTACCGGATCCCTTACAGTAGTAGATACTGCCACCCCACTTCCTGTTGCAGTAGCTGGTGGAATGACTGCTACTATTTCTGGATTCTGTGGAACAATTCAAATTGAAGGTGTTGGTTCAGGAACCCCAG